ATATACAAAAGACTTTTAAAATTAGTAAACCTAACTTTTTAAGAATGAACAAAGTTCAAAACTATGCGGCTAAGAAAGGCACATTTTTAAATAAATTAAATAAATTACAATCACAATACGCTTTAAAAAATTCAGATAGATTAGGTCAATATCACGAGGCATTTTGGAAAGAGTATGTGTTCAACGCAGGTAAACAATTCAATGTAAATATTAAACCAGACCAATTTGTTAAGTTGGTTAATCGTTGGGCATTTTTTGATAAGTCTTACAAAATACCACAAATAAGAAAAGACTTTAAAGGTAATCCACAATTTAATAAATGGGTATTAGATACTGACAAGATGAACCACATAAAGATTTTTAAAGACAATATAAAACCATTTGAGATTTTATTCTTCCAAGTCGGTGCAGAAATACTAAAAAATATGTCTGGCTTTTTAGCGGTTTCACCAGACAAAGCAGTTCAAAAAATTAGACAAGATGTGGCAAAAGCATTAAAAGATTTACAAAAACCAGATAATCTGGCAAAGTTAGAAAAATTAAAAATACAAATAGAGAAATTAGAAGCTATTGGTGGGTCAAGTGCAATAGTACCGTCTGAGGGCGTTGTGTTTAAATACAAAGGTAATATATATAAATTTACAGGAGCATTTGCACCAGTCAACCAAATATTAGGTAGTTTAAGATTTTAAGGAGTTATAATGGCAGGATATAGTAAAGACCAAGAAAGACAGAATAAAGCACTCAAAGATTTAATGAGTGGTAAAGAATATGAAAAAGAATATGTTCAAGTAGGATACGAGGGTAAACAAGAAAACCTTGGTGGTAAAACAAGAAAATCAGAACTAACTGATACAATGGCATCAGTAAGAATGCCTTGGTTTTGTCCAAAGTGTGATAAAGCAATGAAGAAACAACTTGATAATAAGTTTTGGAGATTAATGGGTCATTGTTTTGATTGTCAAATAGATTATGAAAACAAACTAAGAATTAAAGGTGAGTTTGACGAGTGGGCACAATCTAAAGTATTAGAAAATCAAAAAGCATATTTAAAAGATTTAGAACAAAGTTTAGATGACTTTGAAAAAACAGGCGGTAAAAAAGAGTGGTATAATCAAGTAGGTGTAGATAATCCAGAATTAGAAGCTGAAAAGTGGGAAATGGGTGAAAAAGAATTTGAAAAAACCATATCAGACGCAAGAGATTTCATACGAGAAAAAAGAGGACTCGTTGAAGAAGCAGAAGAACAACTAACAGGAGTGAACTAATGAATATCATACAAGCGATATTAAACCTATTCTTTGGTGGAAACAAGAAAAAAGAAGTCAAAGAACTTGATAAACAAATCAAAGTTAAAGACAATGAAGTGAAAGAACTTGAAAAAGAAGTAAAAGTTCTTGAATCAAAGAAACGAGTTAACAAAAAAGAAGTAGCTAAATTAAAAAGAAAAGTTACAACTACTAAAAAACAAATTGAAAAAGCATCAGAAGCAGTCAAAACAGATGACGCTGATGAGGCAGTAAAATTTTTGAAGAAATTTAGTAAGTAATATATATTTATATATATGAGATATTTAATTTACATATTATTAATGGGAGCTTTATACTCTCAAGAAGTTAATGAAACTAAAACCTATACCTTTACTGAGGAAGAAGTTTTAGGATTTACCAATACTATTAAGGAATTAGAACTAAAAGATAGTCTAAATGTTTCTTTGGTAATGGATTTAGAATCACAAATTAAACTTTATGAGGAAACATCAGTCATAGATTCTATGTTGATAGCAAATAAAACTACCCAACTTAATCTACTAAAAGACACCAACAAACTTCTTGAACAAAAAGTAAAACTCGTTCAACCTAAATGGTATGAAAATAAATGGTTATACTTTACATATGGAGTAGTGTTGACTGCTACATCAGTTAGATTGGCAGGTCAAATAGTAGACTAATGGCAGAACAAATAAAAGAAGTAATCAAACAAGAGTATGTAAAATGTGCACAAGACCCTGCATATTTTATGAAAAAGTATTGTATGATACAACACCCGATTCAGGGTAAAATACCTTTTGACTTGTATGATTTCCAAGAAAAAACAATAAACGAATTTCAAGAACAGCGTATGAATGTTATCTTGAAAGCTCGTCAGTTGGGTATTTCAACATTAACAGCTGGATATAGTTTGTGGATGATGACTTTCCAACAAGATAAAAACATCTTGGTAATTGCAACAAAACAAGAGGTAGCAAAAAACTTGGTTACGAAAGTTCGTGTTATGCACGCAAATTTACCGAGTTGGTTGAAACAAAGATGTGTTGAGGATAACAAATTAAATTTGAGGTATCGTAATGGTTCTCAAATTAAAGCAGTATCATCAGGTCCCGAAGCAGCTCGTTCTGAGGCACTATCATTATTAATATTGGACGAGGCAGCATTCATTGATAAGATTGATGATATATGGACAGCATCACAATCTACACTAACGACTGGTGGTCAATGTATTGCATTATCAACACCAAACGGAGTTGGTAATTGGTTCCACAAAACTTGGGTAGAAGCCGAAGAAGGTCGTGGTTTGTTTAATCCGATTAAATTACATTGGACGGTTCATCCTGAAAGAGATGAAAGTTGGAGAAAAGAACAAGATACTTTACTTGGAATTGGAAGTGCAGCACAAGAATGTGATTGTGACTTCTTAACTTCTGGTACCGGTGTAATTGACGCAACACTATTGGAAAACTTACGAAAAAGAAGTTGTAAGGACCCATTAGAAAAAAGAGGTGTTGATACAAATATGTGGGTTTGGGAACCTGCGGATTACTCAAAAGATTATATTGTATGTGCAGATGTTGGTCGTGGAGATAGTGCAGACTACTCTGCTTTTCACATTATTGAATTAGAAACTCTAACACAAGTCGCAGAGTATAAAGGTAGAATAAATACCAAAGATTTTGGAAATATGTTGGTTTCCATAGCAACAGAATACAACGATGCTCTACTTATAGTAGAGAACAATAATATTGGTTGGGCAACAATCCAACAAATTATAGATAGGGATTATCCTAATCTATTTTATACAAGTAAAGACTTACAATATGTTGATGTTCAACATCAAGTAACGAATAAACATTATCGTGAAGAAAAGAAAATGGTTGCTGGTTTTTCAACGACTTCTAAGACCAGACCACTAATTATTAGTAAGTTAGAAGAATTTTTTAGAGAGGAAAGTGTAGTGGTTCGTTCAAATCGTTTGATTGATGAACTACTGACTTTTGTCTATATAAATAATAGAGCAGAAGCAATGCGAGGATACAATGATGACCTTGTGATGTCTTTTGCTATTGGACTTTGGGTTCGTGATACTGCATTAAGATTACGAACACAAGGTGTGGAATTAACAAAGAAAACTCTCAGTCGTATGATGGACAATGAGGGTGCTTACAGTGCCAATGATATTCAGAAAAATGATAGTTGGGATTGGGATACAGGAAAAGAAAAAGAGGACTTAAAGTGGCTCTTATAAAAGTGAGGTAAAAAATGGCGGATACAACATTATTCGGAAGACTAAGAAGACTATTTTCAACAAATGTAATTGTTCGTAATGTCGGTGGTAAAAAATTAAAAATCGCTGATACAGACCAAGTGCAAAAACAAGTTAAATCACATTTAGTTGATAGATATTCAAAACTACATACTAACTTAGATTTAGTTGGAACAGGTTATTCTACCGTACACCAAATTATGGCGGCGAGATTAGCGTTGTTTAAAGATTATGAAAGTATGGATTCAGACCCAATCATATCATCTGCATTAGACATATATTCAGACGAGTCTACTATGAAAGGTGAGTATGGTGAAATCATTACTGTAAAATCTGACAATGAAAATATTAAAGAAATATTAAATAACTTACTTTATGATATTATGAATATTGAGTTCAATTTATGGCCTTGGGTTCGTAATATGGTTAAGTATGGTGATTTCTTTTTACATTTAGATATTAATGAAAAGTATGGTATTACAAATGTAGTTCCATTATCACCTTATGAAGTTGTTCGTTCCGAGGGAGAAGACCCTGAAAATCCTTACTACACTAAGTTCTACTTAGAAAGTATTGAAGGAGCACACCCTTACTTTGGCCAGAAACCAAGTGGTAAAGGAAAGATAGAATTTGAAAACTTCCAAATCGCACATTTTAGAATGGCTAATGATAGTAATTTCTTACCTTATGGTAAATCTATGATTGAGTCTACAAGAAAGATTTGGAAACAATTAACACTTATGGAAGACGCTATGTTAATTCACAGAATTATGAGAGCACCTTCTAAGCGAGTATTCAAGATTGACATTGGAAACATTCCACCAAATGAAGTTGACAATTATATGCAAAGAATTATCAACAAGATGAAGAAAACACCAGTCATTGATGAGTCTACCGGTGAATACAATCTTAAATACAATATACAAAACCTAACAGAAGATTTCTTCTTACCAGTTCGAGGCGGAGATAGTGGAACTGAAATCAATGAGTTGGGTGGTATTGATTATGATTCAACCGAAGATGTAGAATATTTAAAAAACAAATTATTAGCATCACTAAGAGTTCCAAAAGCTTTCTTAGGATTTGATGAAAATGTCGGTGGTAAAGCGACACTTGCAGCGGAAGATGTAAGATTTGCCAGAACCATAGAAAGAATACAAAGAATTATCGTATCAGAATTAACAAAGATTGCAGTCGTTCATTTATATTCACAAGGATATACAGATGAAGACTTAGTAAACTTTGAATTAGAGTTAGCAAGTCCTTCAACAATGTATGAACAAGAAAAGATTGAATTGTTCGGACAGAAAGTCACATTAGCTCGTGATATGATTAGTGATAAAATTTTACCTTATAATTGGGTGTATGATAATATTTTTAATTTTTCAGATAAAGAAAAAATTGAAATTGAGAATCAAATCATTGAAGACCAAAAACAAAAATTCAGACACTCACAAATTGAAATGGAAGGTAATGACCCAATGGATTCAGGTGAAGCTATTGGAACACCAAGTAGTATGGCAGCAGTTGGAGTCGGAGAAGATGAAGCTTCTACACCACCCGAAACAGCAGCAGGTTCTATCTTTGACCCATTTTATGACGGAGAAGATGATAGACCAGAAGACCAACAAGGCGGTCGTCCACCAGAAATGAACAAACCTGGTAAAGATAGTGGAGCAAGAGGTCGTGACCCATTAGGAAAACAAACTAAGAACAGACGACCATTAGCGTTAGCTCATTATGACGCATTGAAAAAAACAATGGGTATTAAAAAGTCAAAAGACATAATACAAGAAACTACCCAAGTTGATGAATTAGAACAAGAATATAATGAATATAAGGAAGAAAACGGACAAGATTAATACCGATTTCTTGAAAGTTTTATATTTATTATTGATAAAATACAGAAAAATACTTTGGAGCTCAAATGTCTTATGTTAAACATAATAAGATAAAGAATACAGGTATTCTTTATGAACTTTTATCTCGTCAAATCACAGTTGATGTGATTAATGACAAGAAAAATGCTAAATCAGTTAAATTATTTAAAGAATTCTTTAATAAAAATACTGAATTAGGTAAAGAATATGAATTATACTCTATCTTATTGAACAAAAAATACAAAAACTTGACTCACGCATCATCTTTATTAGAAGCGGTAGTCAAAAGTCGTAGAAAATTGTCAAATCGTCGTTTGGCAAACGAAAAATACAATTTAATTAAAACAATTAAAGAGAATTATGATATAAAAGAATTCTTTAACACAAGAATACCTAACTTTAAAGTTATGGCATCAGTATATCGTGTTTTTCAAACAGAAGTTGGTAAAGAAGACTTTGGGCCAGTCCAAAAAACAGATTCATCAATCACTATAACTGAACATATTACTCAATCTAAAGTTAGTAGAGGTAATAAACAAAATTTAAGTGAATATTCAGAACAAGACAAAGATTTAAGATTGTTGAGTTATCAATTATTAGTTGATAAATTTAATAAAAAGTATAAAACTCTTGATGAAAATCAAAAAAACTTGTTGAAACAATACATCAACAATGTATCTAATACTAATTCATTAAAAGAGTTTATCGATTCAGAAGTAATTAAAATCAAACGAGCTCTAAAATCATTACTTCCAAAAGTAAACGATAAAATTACAAAGATTAAATTATCAGAAGCTATTGATTACACAGACACCGCTACAAAAGGTAAAGTCGTGAAAGATAAACACGTGGTTGCATTGATGAGATACTATGAATTAATTAAGGAAATCAAAAATGTCCAGACGCGTCAAAGTAAATAAATTAAAAGAAGCTAT